ATCTTCGGCAAACGACTACTTGTAGTCTTTATGCCAAGAAAGTAAAGACTCTCCTTGGATCATGCCCGTCTGAGGATCAGGGTGAGATTATGGCCTGGCAGTCCATCAAGAAGCTCCTTCCCGACTCCTGTCGGTGTATGGAGGCCACGATGCTGCGAAGTCTTCAGGCTACCTTGAGTCGGCCCCCACGGTCACTCCCACAAGGCTACCTTCGGTTCGTCGCGAAGGAAACGCGTAAGCTTTTCCCTCGAGGATGGGACCGAGGCCTTTACGAGGACCACGTCGTCACTACTTCTCCTCCCCTTTCTTCTACGACTGAGTCCTCCAGACAGGACGGCGGGTCGTTGGGATCCGGCATGGATCATTCGTCATATCTCGAGGCTTGCCTCGGGGATGTCGATTTTGATCTGGACTGTCGGGCGAAGATGATTGTCGTCCAGTCGGCTGGTAAGCCACGCGCGCTGAGCAAGTTTTCAGCGGATACTCTCTGTCTACGGCCTCTTCACAAGGCTATTTATGACAGATTGTCCCGCCAATCTTGGCTCAACCGTGGCGATGTTACTACCGATGGTCTGGCTGAGTTTAGGTATGTTGAAGGAGAGGTCCTCACCTCTGGTGATTACAAGTCCGCAACCGATAACCTCTCTATTGAGGTCGCCGAAATGATTGTCGCTACCATTCTTGCCTCTACGGTCTCTGTGCCGCAGTCGGTGATGAAAGGTGCTCTAGACATATTGCGTCCTAACTTGTACAACCTTGAAAAAGATCTCGATTTCTTTCCCCGTGTTGGTCAGATGATGGGATCCTATCTATCCTTCCCTTTGTTATGCATCCAGAACAGGATGGCATTTTTGTGGGCAGGGGGCGACGGGAAGCCTTGCAAGATCAACGGCGATGATATCCTTTTCCGTTCCAGTCCCGAGTTCTCTCGGCATTGGATGGATACGGTCTCACATCTGGGATTAGAAGTCGAGAAGACAAAAACGAGTGTATCTGCCGAATACGGCACGCTTAATTCTACCTTAGTAGTTCGCGAAAGGGGAAAATATAAAGTGCGCCAGACTTTGCGCTTTGGTATGCTTAAGGAATGTAGTGACATCACTTCCCTTTGCAGGACTTACGAGGATTTCCTTCGAGGAATCTGCGGGCCTGCTAGGTTCCGTGCTGGCTTTGAGTTTTTTAGGTGGCATTTACCGTCACTTAAGGCTTATCGCCTTTCGACGCACGAACTTGGCTTCCGTGGTGAACTTGCGTGGCGTTTGACTCGTAAGTGGAACCTCCGTTTCGACAGACCTACTGAAGTCTTGCCGATCCTAGGCCCCGATCACAATGTAGTCGTCCCTCGTGATGGCTGCACGTTTGTTGATCCGGGTACGGTTCGAAAAGAGGACAGGAAAGTTAGTGCGATGGAGCTCGCTTCGTGGAAGTGGAGCGTGGATTTCGCTTCCCGGCGTAAAAGATCAGAATTAGAGTTTAAAATGAAGATGTCGCTCATCCGACCTGACCGACCAAACTACCTACCTTACCTGAGTGGTTTTGGTGAGGGCAGCGCTAGGTCTCGTCCAAGTTGGGCAGAAACTCGAAAATGGTACCTGACTCCTCGTGTTGTCCGGAAGGAGACTTTTCCCCTCATGATTGAGGTTGAGGAGGAGCTTCCGGCTTATGAAGAGTTTGACGCTGGGGAGGTGCTGATAGACGTCAAGAAGACAAAGGAAGAATGGGTGTAGTCCGTGATTGGAAATGTGGTCTGTGCGGAAAGTCTCTCCTTTAATTAAGGGGTTCCGGCGCTACGGCGCACTTCTGGAACCTGGGAGAAGGGTTAGTACGCCCCATGATCGGGCTATAGTGAGGCGGTTGATTCCGCGGCTGCCAAAGGAAAAGTTGCAGTATTCTTCTGCAGGATGTAGGCGTGTTGTAGGACACCC